CCTACACAAATTATATGTATAATCAAAATTGTAATTTAGATTTAGAAAAATCTTATGATTTTATTTATAAATTTTTTGATGAAACAGATAATTCTAAAGTTAAAGATAATTGTAAAAAAATAGAAAATATTTTTAAGAAACTTAGTACAAACATTAAAGAAATGGAAAATGATAAGTTGTGTAACACCAACACTAATTCAATTGGTTTTTCAAACAAAAGTCAAGAAGATTTTCAATTTATGATTTTGTCTATGATATATAACATTGTATCTAAAAAGCAAACCATTAAAACTGAACACATATCTCATATATTATCAACTATGTATAAAAAAATTAAAGGTTGTTTTAGCGTTAATAAGAAAACAAATGATATTGTGGGTGATGATACCAAACTAGGTAAAACTATGAGAGATTTAATTGAAGTAGGTCATGGATCTTACGCTTGGAAATCTAATTTTATAGAATCTTTAAGTGAAGAGTTAGAAAAAGATTTTGAAATTTCGTTTGGAAAAAACACTAAAAATAATACATTTAAAAAGAAGGAAATTCAAAACCTTTCTTATTTGAAAACGCAAGCTGGATTTGCTGATGCAAAATTAAAGTTTGTTTTTATAAACAAAAAGGGTCATATAGAAACATTTGATGAAGATTCATTTATGAGTATGGACTGGAGACATATAGAATCTGGTAAAGATTTATATCCCAATGGTGTTCTTTGGTTGTCTGATCCAAATAGACAATATGGAATGATGGATGATATGCATATAACTAATAAAAAAGAGTCTTATACAAAATTGTATATGTGGATGAGTAAAAATCAAAAAAAATACGGTAGTAAAATACTCAAAATGGATTTGGTTTGTTGGGAAAATATTTTAAATGAGTGGGATAATCATTTTGATGATAATTTAAAATCAATTGGATAGTTTATGAACATATACAAATACGCTAACTCAAATAACATTGGTAAGACATACAATTATAAGATATTAGTTTATCCTAATATAACTTATATGAGGGATTTAGAAAAAGATTCTTATGTTGTTGTTCTTGCTAATGTTATAAGAGAGTTGAATAAAATAAGGGATGATGTGCATTGGACAATTTTATCTCCAATGAAATCTTCTAAATGTGAAATTGAAAGTTTAAGGTTTGAAAACACATTACAATTACCAGTAGAATTTCCATCATATCCTAATGCTATGAGAACGCATTTTGATTATGTTAATTTTATGAAAGCATTAGATTGGAAAAAAAACGAATTTGATTTTGTTTATACTCATTTACCTGAACATACAAGTTTAATAGCAAATGCTATTTATAACAATACAAATATGAAACCAAAGTTTATTGGTGGTTATTGTCATTGGTTTGAGGTTGATGAAAATACATCATATTCAGAAAGATTATTTATAGAAAACATATCTGGTATATTAAAAATGCAAGAGTGTGGTGTAAATTCTGAATGGTTGAAAAATCTGGTAATTAAGAAAAGTAAAGATATTTTCAATGATAAGATTGTTAAACAACTTGAAAAAATTATCCAACCACATTATCTTGGTGTGGATAATATTTCTACTAAACATAAATATAAACCTAAAACTATTTTATTCAACCACAGAGATAATGAATATACAGGTTGGGCTTGGTTTGTAAAAAGAATGGATGAGTTGTGGGAAAAAAGACAAGACTTTAAAGTATATTTAACATTAGCTGATTTAGATAGACCTTATGCTGAAAGAGTTAAAATACATAGTAGAGATGATTACTTAAACTTTGTTCGTTCAATGCATATGGGTGTTGGTTGTTTCCAAAAATATTCTGCTTGGAGCATTTCAACAACTGATGGTTTAAGTCAAGGTGTTCCATACATTTTACCAAATGGTTTATGTTATCCTGAAATGGTAGGTAAAAATTACCCACTATTATATAAAGGTGAAAAGCAATTTATATCTAAAATAGAATATATGTTGGATGATAAAAATGCTAGGGGTAAAGTCAATGAATATTTAGATCCTAAATTAAATGATTTTAAATGGGATAATAGAGTTCCTAAATGGTTTAACGATTGGAGTTTTCTAAATGATTTAGAATCGATAGGTGATAAAAGTGAGGCTTATGTTAAAATAGTTAATTTTATAAAATCTAAGAAATTTGTTACTAAACGAGATATAACTGAATATCTAAATTGGGGTGTTAGAATATCGTTAACTCCATACAGGAACAGATTAAGAAATGATAAAAATATAAGATTAACTCAAAATGGTTATGAATATATAGGGGATTAAATGAAACAACTTACAGCAGAACAAATACAAGACAATTGGAAAAAACTGATTGATACTATTGAGGGTTTTATCAGCGATGATAGAAAAGAAAACCTTTTAAAGATGTATGAGGATTTTAAAGAACGAATGATATTCGCTCCAGCAAGTGCTAAAGGTGCTTATCACAATGCTATGCCTGGTGGATATGTTGAACACATTCTACATATCATTCAATTCTCATTACAACTCAAAAAGGTTTGGGAAGATAATGGTGCTGAAATAAACTTTACAGATGAAGAGTTAGTATTTGCAGCCATGCATCATGACTTAGGTAAGGTTGGAGATTTAGAACATGATTATTATATTCCACAAGATTCAGATTGGCATAGAAAGAATCGTGGTGAGATTTATAAACATAATCCAGCTTTACAATATATGAAAGTACCTGATAGAGGACTTTGGTTATTGCAATATTATGGTGTAAAGGTTACTGATAAAGAGTACATTGGAATTAAATTAACAGATGGTTTATATGATGATGCTAATAAAGCATATTTGATGTCATACAATCCTGATTATAATCTTCGTTCTA